ATGAAAAAAAGTTAAATGAAAAAAATGTGAATCTACAACAACAAATCTCAGAAAATAAAATTTTTTTAAATATGGCATTTAAGATAGATACATTACATGATTTTACAGATAACAGGTCAGTTGTAAATAATGAAAAAACATTTGAACTTGATGAAATAAAAAATTATATTGATTGGAATATATATGAAATAAAAAAATTATATCAAGGTTATGAAATAAACGAAATAGATGAAGTTTTAGATAGATTAGAATCAGAAGATAGATTAAATGAAGATGTAGAAGTTGAAAAAACAGTAGAAGATAAAGAATCAGAAAACGTTGAAGGTGAAAAAAAAATCTCAAGCTCTTCAGGTTTTGAAAATGAATTTTTTTATTGGTTAATTGATAAACATTTAAAAGAATATATAAAAAAAATTAATAAAGATGATTATACAAATAAAATGAAAGATTATGATATTGATTTATATGTAAGTTCTTGTATTGAAAATTTTTCAAATATAATTTCAAATCAAAATGAAAATTTAAATATTGTTATAGATGCAACAGAAAAAAGAATAAATAACTTTAAAGATTTATTACTATTTCAAAAATATTTGAATATAAAAAAAGATACAGATAAAAATAAATACTGTGAAATACAAAAAGAAAAGAAAAATTTAGCTAATTTAAATCTTAAAACGAATGAAGAAAATCAATTAACAGTAGTTAATATTTTAAAAAATCAAAATAATAATTTACAATGTAAGATAATTTTTCCTCAGTTATTTGATGCAAATGCAACATCTGGAAATTCTATAAAATGGAGAAATATTGAAATACAAAGTATGGTTGAAGATTCTGGAAAAAATAAGATTGAATTTGATATTATAAATGATAAATGTAGAATGAACATTGATACATCTAAAAATATAAACTATAAAATATATAATAATTTATATTCTATAAGAGAAATTAAAGTAATTCAAAATAGAAATGATGAAAATTTTAAAAGTGGAAAATTATATGTAGACAAAAAGATTGAAAAATTTGTATATAAATCTAAAAAAGAAATAATTTTAAATATATCTTATAATACATATAATTGTTATAGAAGAGGACCAGGAGTAAATGAATTATGTAGTTTTTATAAAAATAAAATAAATTATTTAAATGGACTTATAGATTATTTATTTAGTTATTTAAATGAATTTATGTTAGTTTACAAAAATAGAAAAAAGGAACAAAATATTATAGATGATAATTACAATTTATTAAAACAAAATTTAAATAAAATAATTGAAACAAATGATAAAACATTTGAAAATGATATTAAATTGTTAATGTCTGAAACAAAAAATTCAGAACCAGAATCTAGAAATAAAATATTTGAAAATTATGATTTTTATGAAATATGTATGTTATTAATTATATTTTTAGAAATTAAAACATCTAGTGAACGAATATCTAATCCTAAAAAAATTTTTATAAACAAATATAAAAAAATATTAGCAAATAATATTTTTACTATAAAACGTTCTGGTGATTATTCACAAATATATTACTGTAAAAATAAAGAAAATAATTATATTTTTTCAAGTAACGACAGAATGAGTGCATCATTTTGTTTTATTGAAAAAGTAAATTTTATTGGACCTTTTATTGATTCTGGAATATTTTTAAATTTTAATAAAAAAATTATTATAGAAAATTCAGAAAATTCAATTTGTGAATATAATGAAAATAATTGTTATCCATATAAATCAATTACTGTTTCACCAGATATTGGAAAATATATAAAATTTATACAATTTAATGAATATAATGTTTTAAATTTATATGATGAATTATATAAAATTGAATATAATTCAACAAAAAATAAAGATATAAAAACAATACACAAAAATTTAGCATTTAAACTTGACACTGTTCATGATTTTATTGGTTCGCGTTCAGATATAAAAATAGATAATTTATGTAAAATTATTTGGAAAGAACAAAATAATAATATAATTGAAAATATAATAAAAATAATTAAAAAATTAAAACATGGTTTAGAAAAAAATTTTCTATTTTGGATAATACAAAAACAGTCTCCTTCGAGACAGGAGTCTCCTTCGAGACAGGAATATAACAGTTCAAATGAATATATGTTAAAAAATGATAATAATAAACTTCCAAAAATTACATTTTCAACAAGTATAGAAAATTTTTCAAATTGTATAAAATCAAATAATACTAAACTTTATTTTAACATTGATGCTTCAAATGAATCGATTAATAATCTTAAAAATATGATGATATCAAATTTTTTATCAGATAAAAATATGATAAAAGAATTTTATGAAAAATTTACTAAAACATTTTATAATGTTGAAAAAAATAAAACTAAATCAGGAGAAGAATTAGTTGAAAAAGGATTTGGAAATATTTATGATGAAGAAAAAAATATGTATCAAAATATAAAAAGTAAATTAATAAATAATGATAATTTTTACAATTTTATCAATTATATAATGTCAATTAATCCAGTTGAAAATAAATTTATATTTAATTATGTTAAAAATTATGAATCAAATGATGATATTAATAAAATAAATAATAGTTCAGATATTGATAATATTTTAATAAATATTATTGAAAATATAAAAATAAGTTATTATAAAATTTTATTACAATTGAATAAATTAATTGAAAATATAAATATATTGTCTCCATTTTTTGATATGCTATTTACTAAAATAAAATATATATATTATGATAATATTGTAATTTATTTTACAGTTTTATATAATCGTGTAAATACTATTGAAAATAAAAATAAAATTGTTTATTATATTAATAAATACAATCAAGAAAAAAATAAATTACAATTAGATACAAAATTACATACTAAAGATTTAAAGAAAAAATCAAAATTAAATTTTAAAAAATTATTTGATGAAATTGATGATTATTATAAATATAGTGTAAAAAAAATAGAAAATGATTATTTTATTGATTTTATTAAAGATAACTTACAAGAAGGAATTTCAAATATAAATTTTAAAATTACACCACCTCAATTATTAGATTCAAATGCAACAACTGGAAAATCAATTAAAATAAAATCAGTATATGTGACTGATAGATTAGATAAGGAAGGTAAATATTGTAAAGAATATGATTCTAGTAAAGAAAATTGTAATTATATAGATATATTAAATGATAAGGTATTGTTATCATATGATAGTATATTTAATATTGATAAAATGTTGAAATATTTATCATATGATAATGATGAACATGTTAAACTTATAGATAAAATTAATTATAAATTATATTTTTCATGTATTAATTATCAAATTAATAACAATAATTACCCAATTCAAACTATTAAAGTTATATCTTTAATTGATAAAGATTCTTATAAAAGTGAATTAAATTTAAAAAATAAAATATTAAATGAATTATCAATTATTATAATAGAAGATTCAATCTCAAATAATATTGAAAAAAAAAATAAAATAATAGAAGTAAATAAATTAAAATTAACTAATAAAAATAATTATATTAATCAATTAACAGATGTAGTACAACTCAATAATAAACAATTTTATTATTGTTATTCAAATAAAACATTATATTCTCTTGAAAATGGTGGTCCAGGTGTAAAAGATTTAATTAAAATATATGATTTTTTTGTAAAAGTTTCGTCTATTAAATATGAAAGTGATATTGTTTACAATAATATTTTTACTATTAAACGTTCTGGTGATTATTTACAAATAGATTATTGTAAAAAAAATAATTATATATTTATATCAACTGATCAAATGAGTGCTTCTTTTTGTTTTATTGAAGATTGTGAATTTATAGGACCATTTGGAAATTGTGGTTTATTTATTAAAAAATATGAAAATGATGAAAAGTATTGTTATTCTAAAGATGTAGAACTTAAAACAACTGATTTAAATTGTAGTATTGATTTAACTGGAAGACAAACAAAGTTGGAAGATAAAATGGAATTAGAAAATGAAAAGAAAAGAGGAGAAAAAAGAAAAAGAGATGAGTCCCCAAAAGAGTCAGTCAATGAATCGAATATGGGAGAAATTTTTGATAAAAAGATTAAAATATAAAACAAAAAAAATTGATTTTTTAAACATAAATCATTTTAATAAATAAAGTATTTATTAAAATGTCTAAAGAAATAAATGGTAAAATTTTTGTTTATCAGTGGAATGAACTTGAAGAAGGGTTTGGTGATAAAACAGATTTTTATATAGAATGTTATGGTTTAAGTACAAAAGGTGAAAATATTTATCTTAAGATTTCTGGTTTTAAACCATACTTTTATATTGAACTTCCATCTGAACTTGAAAAAAATGATAGTAAAATTATGGAAATTAAAATGGAACTTGATAAAATGGTAAAAGTAAAACAAAACAAACCTTATAATATAGAAATTGAAAGAAAAAGAAAATTGTATTATACACATAAAACTCTTGAAAAATCAGGAGATGAATATGTAAAAAAAGATAAATTATATCCTTTTCTAAAAGTTTCATTTAGAACAAGATCCTCTATGGATATTTTTACAAGTTTTCTTAGAAAAGAAATTAAAGGTTATCAATTAAAAGTTACTGAATATGAAAGAAATGTAAGTCAAGTCGTTCGTTTTTTATCATGTCTTGATCTTCAACCAACTGGTTGGATTGAATTTTCAGGTACAAGGTTAACTACGCTTGAAGATTGTACTTTTAAACATAAAATTTCTTGTGATCGTATGAGTATTCGTCATTCTGAATATAATAACGTTGTTTTACCAAATGTTATGTGTTACGATATTGAAGCAAATTCTACTTTTAAAAATAGCATGCCTAATGCTTCTATTCCTGAAGATAAAATATTTCAAATAAGTTGTTGTATACTTTCTTCAAAAGGTGAAATACAAAAATATTTACTAACACTTGGAGAAGTAAATAAAAAAATTATTGGGGAAGATGTTATTATAAAACAGTTTGATAGAAATGAAGCAAAATTACTTTTATATTTTAGAGATTTAGTAAAAGAATTAAATGTAAATGTTATTATTGGTTATAATATTTTATCTTGGGATATGAAATATATGATTGATAGATGCGAATTATATAAAATCAAAGATGATTTTTGCAATTTAGGTATTTTTAATGAAACTTGTAATGTTGTCAGTAATAGTTTTAAAAGCAAAGCTTACAGTGCACAAAATTTAACATATGTTGATACAAAAGGAAGATTATTTTTAGATCTTTTACCTATTATTAAAAGAGATTATAAATTATCAAATTACAAATTAAAAACTGTAACTACTCATTTTGGATTACCAACAAAAGATCCTTTAACTGCTCAGGATATTTTTCATCACTATTCTGAATATTTTAATAATTATAATAAATTTGGTTTAGCAAACGTTGAACCTGAATATTTAGAATTAAAAAAAAAAGGAATACATGGTTTATCTCTTGTTGGTAAATACTGTGTACAAGACTCTTATATTACACTTCTTTTATATCAAAAATTACAACTTTGGTTTGGTCTTTGTGAAATGTCTAAAACTGCTAGAGTTCCAATTTTTTATTTATTTACTGAAGGTACTCAGATTCAAATGTATTCTCAAGTATTAAATTATTGTCATAAAAATAATATTGTTGTAAATAAAGGAATACAATCATCTGATGAAAATTATCAAGGCGCTACTGTTTTAAATCCTTCTCCTGGTAAATATGATAAAGTTTTATCTTTTGATTTTGCATCTCTTTATCCTAGTATTATGATGGCATATAATATAGATTATAGCACTTTTGTTGTTGATGAATCTGTTCCTGATGAAGATTGTCATGTTTTTGAATGGAAAGAACATATAAATTGTGAACATGACCCAAATAGAAAAAGAAAAAAAGACGGTTCTTTTAGTACAGCAAAAAGAAAAGTATTTTGTGCTGATAGAAAATTTAGATTTATGAAAGAAGAAGTTGGTGGGAAAGGTGTGGTTCCTACTCTTTTAAATGAACATATTTCTGCTAGAAAAAATACAAGAAAACAAATCGCAATAAATGAAGACACAATTGAAAAAAATGTTTCTCAACTCTTATATATTTTACATTTTTATAAAGATATATTGGACACTAAAACATTTGAAAATGTGAATTCATTTGTATCTTCTATTAAAAATATTCCTGAAATTTTTGATGAATTTGAAAAGTTAAAAGATAATGATAAACAATCTCAAGAACTTATTCAATTTGTTACTCAAGATTTTTATGATAATTTTATTCAAACTATCAATTCAAATACTTTGAATGATTTTATATTAAAAATCTATGAAAATTGTAAAAATACAATTCAGTATAATGCTGTTCTAGATAAACGTCAACTTTCTTATAAAATTTGTGCAAATTCCATGTATGGTGCTATGGGTGTAAAACGCGGTTATCTTCCATTACCTCAAGGAGCTATGACTATTACTTATAAAGGTAGAAGTTCTATTGAATTTATTTCAACATTTATTCCAGAAAATTATAATGGTAAAACTGTTTACGGAGATACTGATTCTTCTATGATTTTTTTTGAACATATTAAAAACAATAATGATGCTGTTAAGTTAGCAGAAGAAATTACAAAAGAAATGGAAAAACATTTTAGAAAACCTATGAAACTTGAATTTGAAAAAATTTATGAAAAATATCTTATTTTATCAAAAAAACGTTATATTGCTCAAGTTGCTAATAAAGAAGGTAAAATTGTCGATTTTGTTAAAAAAGGTGTAGTTCTTACAAGAAGAGATAATTGTAAAGCTCTTCGAGATATTTATCTTAAAACTGCTATGGATATCTTAGAAAATGTTTCAAAAGATAATATTATTGAAAATATTGTTAGTTATATTAACAGTATGTTTCAACGTAATATCAATTATAACTCATTTGTTATTACTAAATCTCTATCAAAAGACATAAATGAGTATGATACAAAAAAAGCTTTACCTTCACATGTTCAACTTGCTAAAAGAATGAGAGAAAGAGGTCAAAATGCTGATACTGGTTCTAGAATTGAATTTTTATTTACTACTATTGGTAGAACTGACCCTAAATTTAATCAAGGTGATAAAGTTGAATCTCTTGAATATTTTGAAAAATGGTGTTCCTATATGAGAATTGATTATCTTTATTATCTTGAAAAACAAATGGTAATTCCAATTGATGAAATTCTTAGTGTTGGATTAAAAGTTGAAAATGTTATGGATAAATTGTTTTTACATCATTATCAGCATTTTTTAGTTTGTCAACATATTAACTCTTTGCGTGTTGATATTGAAATTCAAGAAACTAATAATGATAATAAAATTGTAAACCCTGTATTTGAATTTATTAATTTGTCTAAAAATAATTCTAAAAAATTATGGTATTATGAAAATGAAATTATAGAAAAAAAATTAGAGATATTAAAAGAAAAAAACTCTGACAACGAAATTAAATCTTTTGAAAATAAAATAAAATTACTGAAAACAATAAGAGGAATTAAATATACAGACAAAGAAAAAAAAGTGAGAAAATCTAAAAATAAAATAGATAAAATAATGGAAATTGATGATGAATTAGCTATGACAAATAGATATGATTAATTATTTTATATTTTTTAATTTTAAACTATTATTTATATTTTTTAAAATATAAATAACTTAATAAGGTGGTTATGTTTTAAATTAATTCTGATTCTAATTCATCATATATATCTTCATTTCCTGAATTTTTTGTTTTGATATAAGTTTTTTTTGCTACATGGTCTATAAATGGTGTTCCAAAATTTAATTTTTGTATTATTTCTGAAAACTTTTTATAAGGATCTATGCCAATACTTCCATTTTCTTCATATTCTACTACTAATTTTTCTAATAAATCTTTTCTTATTTGTTTAATATCTGTTCCTTTTCTTAATTGTTCTCTTAGTTTTTCTAATTCTGGATCACTTATCAATTCTCCACTTTTTTCATCTTTATATGTAAAATTTTTTCTATTTATATCTGTACATAATACTTTATCTTTTCCGTCTTTATCTTTTAAAATATTATCTACTATATGATTATGAAATTCATCACTATCATACATAACAGTTTCACAATTAACTATTTGTTTTACTTGATTTGGTATTTCACTTATTTTAAGTGGTTCTGTTGATATATAATTTAAGTAATTATTATGAGTATAATTATTCTTTACTGTTTTTGTTGATTTTGTTGCTGCTTTTTCAACTATTTTTCTATATTCATCACTTGTTCTTTCTAATATTTTTATTTCATTTTTCATGTTATCATTTTCTTTTTTTAATAATTCAATTTCTCTTTTCATATTTTCATTTTCTTTTTGAATAATATTATTTTCTTTTTGAATAATATTATTTTTTTCATTATTTAATTTATCTCTTTTATCTAATAATCCTTTTATATATTGACATTTTTCTGTTTTCTTATGTTTTATTATATTTTGATAATGTGATATTTGTGTTTCACATATATCACATACATAACTCATTTTAATAATTATACATATATGATATCTTTAAACTATTTAATACAAAACTATTCATTTTGTATTCAAATGTATTAAAAAATAATACTTTAGTATTATTTTTTAAGATTATTTTAATCTTAAAATAGATTAATTTTAAAATAAAATAAAATTTTAAAAAAATAACGTTGATACAACTTTACAAAATATTTTTATTTGTTTGTTTGTAAATAAAAATATTTTGTGAGAGAGTTGATGAAAATATTTTAGAAAGATATATTTTTTTGTGATAACTTATTTTTTCTTAAATACAAATGTATTGTTTTTTTATACATATGTATAAAAAACTAATAGTTTTGTATTATAAAACAATATTATTTTAATCATATAATAAGTTGAATATATTTTTTTTAAAACAGATATTAATTAAGATTAAATTAACTTTAAAAAATATTTTTATTTTTTTTGTTGTAAAAAAAATATTTTGTGAGAGAGTTGATAAAAAAATTTTGGCAAGATATATTTTTGGAATTATATATTTTTATATAAAATATTTTGAGAGAGTTGATAAAAATTTATAGGATTTATTTTTTATTTTAATATAAATGAATCCATTTATTAATTATCCATTTTTTCCCAGAATGAACTGGTTCTCCACCATGTAATGATTGTTTTATTATATTTTCATTTTCATCAACATTTTTAAAAATTATAGCTTTACCTTTTTCTGGTTTTATTTTCTTATTGATATTTGGAAATATTGTTTCCCCTCCTTCGAAATCATCATTTAAATATATTAAAAATGTTAAATATCTTGGTCCATTATTTTGATTCATTCTTTCACAATAATCTTCATCACCGTCACAAGCATCATAATGTGGTATAAAAAAACCACCAGGTTCATAATTTACTACTTGAAACTGTTCGTGGTATTTATCATATGTATTACTATATTTTTTTATTTTATCTGATATATTTTTAATAAATGTAATATTATCATCTAACCAACACTGTTCACTTTTTCTATTTTCTGTTATATATAAATCTTTATCTTTTGTATAGACATTACTAGGTTTTAATTTCCCATTTGTTAACTCTATTATTTTATTACATTCTTCTTCTGTTAAAAAATTAGGTATTTCTTCTATTTTATAATCATTTTGTTCAATATACATTTTCTGTTTATTTATTTTTCTATTTTTTTTACAATTGTATTTTTTATAATTATATAATATAAACAATAGTATTACTAAACTCACTAGTATTATTGTAACCAACTTATTCATTTATTATAAATCATATTATAAAATTTTTATTTATATTTTTATTTTTTTAAAATATAAAAAATATGAGTAGTGTATTAACAAATATTTAAAGGTTCGGAATCGTTTGGTAGATTTACTTCTATGTTTATGGCTGTTATTGTAACAATAATATGTATTATCGTAGTATTAGGTGGTATAAAATCAAATAGAGACACAGATAAATATTCTAAAATTTCAGATGCAACAATAATTGATAAGAATTGTTCTATGCAAAATATGTTTGATTATACTATAAACTATCTTGATGAAAATAATCAATTAGTAAATGCAAAATTAACAACATCAATTAATAATATGAATATAAATTCAATAGTAAATATTTCATACAATCCAACAGATGAACAAATTGTAAAATTAACTAGTGAAAATAAAAAGGGTTCTATTTTAGGATTAATATTAATATGTACTGTTATATCTGGTGGATTTTGGTTTTGGGTATGGGTAACTAGAAAATATGAGTTTGCAGCATCAGTATCAGGAATATCAACAGCTTTAGATATTTTTAATTAATTTTCTAATTTCTTTATAGCAAGTTGATATCCTTTATGAATCAATTCGTATTTTCCTTTATATTTTTCTAAAAACGAATCCATAGTGGTTTTTGTTTCGTTATTTGCTGAATAATCATCCATCCACATTATACCATTTATTTCTAAAAATTTAAATGAATTTTCCATATCTCTTTTTATAAATTCTCCAATATGACAACCATCAATGTATATAATATTAAAATGTTTAGTATTATTTTTAAAAAACTCATCAGAAGTTATTTTTTTAACTTCAATTTTTTCTTTATTGTTACAAATTGAAATATTGTAATCAAAATTTTTTTCAGAAATACCATTTTCTAGAAATTCTTTATGATCATTATTGTTTACATTTAAAAATGGATCAACACATGTTAACGATGAACTGGGATTATTCATTATATTATTTGCAAAATGTACACTTGATAAACCTTCAAAACATCCAATTTCTAATATTGTATTTTTTTTAGATATATCTACAAAATTTAATAACTTTTTATGTATTTCAGAACCAATAAACCAAGTTTGTGTATACTTAAATATCATTTTATAATAATATATTTTTTTTAAATAATATATTTAAAAAAAATAATAAAAATTAATTATTATATAAACAGATTTTATACAAAATATTTAACATGAAATTGTTTTATGTCTATAAACAACTTTCTTACCACCAATTTCTCTTTCAATAGGAGGGTCTAATTCTTGTTTCATAAAGAAATAAGTCATAACTTTTCCTTTATTGTCACCAAACTTTTCGACTGTAATTTCCATTTTTTCATTTAATTTATCACACATCTTATTAAATGCTTTTTGAGCAGCATTCTTTGGACCAATATTTGAAGTATATAGTTTACGAACGGTTAATTCTTCACCATTAAATGAAATAACTCTGTATTTAGGAGGTCCAGAACTTAAATTATCATTTGAATCTGATTGTAATTGTTCTCTCTTAATATTAGATTTTTTATTTTGGTATTTACTCGATTCTTTCTCAAAATTTTCATCGTCTTTGTGTGATTCTGAATCATCATCGGATATATCTTTACTTAAATGTATTTTTTTGTTTTTATTTTCTTTTTCATTATATCTTGGTGATAAATCTTCATTTTCTGAATCTGATATATGTTTTGATTTTTTTCCTTTTTTAGATTTATCACTTCCAGATGACCTATCTCTTTTATTACTAACTTGTCTTCCTCGTTTAGAATATTCTTCTTCTGAATCGCTTTCATTACTTTCGCTACTTTCGCTACTTTCAGTTTCACTAGAACTATAATCATCAGATTCTGATTCAGAATCAGAATAATACTTTTTATTTTTACGATTTCTTACACTTTTATATTCAGGACTTCTACTTCTGTAGGAACGTCTAGGAGATTTTCTATCATTTCTTTTATAGGAATCTTCATTTTTTCTTCTCTTAACAGGAGATGGAGATCTGTATTTTCTTGGCATTTTATTAAAATTTAATATATTTATTCTAATATATTGTATGAATATAATACTTTTAAAACAATTTTAATAAAAAATAATTATAAAAATATAAATTTAAACTTTTTTCATAGAAACTAAAAGATTTATTTGAAGAAATGGATTAGGTGGATAAGGTGGCATATTATCTAATTCGTTAAATGAAATAACAGTACCATCTGGTAATGTAAGTTCAAAAAATAAATCTTGAGATGGATCAAAATAAACAGTTTGTTTTGCCTTTGAATCTTTCAAAGTAATAAAAGAAGTATCACCAAAGTATTCATTGATAGGAACTTTAAATAATACTTTTGAAGTATAAGGATTATTTGAATATAATATTTGTTGTGTTGTATTTGTAATACCTGTATATAAAGAACAATAAATATAAGGATATCTATCTAAAGTTCCACCATAACCAACATCTAGAATTTGATTAGGAACACTTAACCATAAAAGTTCAAGTTCGTAATCTCCTCCTTGAATACTTTGAGCACCACCACTTGCATATCTTAAAGATGTAATAATATTTTGCCCAGGACCAATAATTTCAACACTGTCACCTTGACCAAGAATTGTTTGTAAATTTAAAGGACTATCCAATCTAATTTGACCAGGTACTGTGTTAGAAATAGTAATTTTAACAATACGGTTTTCAATTGTTGTATCATTTGCTTTTCTAACACGTAAATAATATATTGAATTTGTATCAGTTTGGATAGAACCATAAGATGTAGTTAAAGTAAATTCTGTATTTGGTGTAACAACTGTATTTATATTTCCTACAAATAAGGGTTTATTTTTTCTAATAACATAGTTTCCTCCAATCAAAACAGTTGTAGGTAAAGGTGATGTAAAATTAACAACTTGTGTTGTACTATCATAATTAGCAATAGAAGTATACTCTACAGTAGAATATTGAGTTAAAGTAGGAACTGCAATATTTGGTGCAATAGATTCAAAATAATAACCAGCATAAAAATTGGGAATACTAGTTGTTTCTCTTGCATCTAAAGTTAAAGTAGATACTGGTGCAATACTTCCACTTTGTAAAGCAAGAGGAGTATAAACTGATCCAGTGTATAATTGTGAAAAAGGAAAACTGTATACAGGTAAATTGTTAGCAACTAAATTATTTGCAGAAACTGTAGAATTATTAGAATTTCTAACAATAAAACTATTAGGGTCAGGATAATCAGTTCTGTTTCTATATGAACTGTCAATATCTAAATATTTGTAAACAGGTAATTTAATTTTGTTCATTTTTTCTTGAGGTTCAGATGTAACTGAACCATTCGTATTAAAATTTGTAGAAATCATTCTACTTTGATATCCAGTATGTATAGCAGACATTATTATTAATATTAATATATTATTATTATATTTTAAACTTTTTAACTATTTTTTAATTTTAATTTTTAAAAAATATAGATTTTAAATTTTAAAAATTAAAATTAAAAATTAAAATTAAAATTAAAATTAAAAATTAAAATTAAAATTAAAATTAAAAATTAAAATTAAAATTAAAATTAAAAT